CATCAAGAAGCTCGACAACCTGTTCGGCGCCTCCAAGAAGTACGGCGAGGGGTGGATCCCCTCCCTCGCGGGCAACCGCGTGTACGTCGACAGTTTCCACAAGCTGCTGGTGTACCTGCTGCAGTCCACCGAGAAGATCACCTGCTCCGCGGCCTGCCTGCTCACCATGCAGCGGCTCGAGGAGGCGGGTATCCCCTTCGTGCCCGCTGTGTTCATGCACGACGAGCTCGACTTCCTAGTGCCCGACGAGCACGCGCTGGAAGCGGGGAAGATCGGTAGGCAGGCGTTCAAGGACGGCCCCGCGATGTTCGGGGTTGAGATCATGGACGGCGGCGAGGCGAAGCTGGGAAGGAACTGGTACGATGTCCACTGAGCTGTTCTTCGTGGTGGCGCGCAACCGTCACGTGTTCCAGGCCTTCCTGCGCACCTTCGACATGTCGCCCAACGACGCCCGCCACGTGCACAAGCCGTGTCAGCTGCACGGGCACGCGGGCGCGAGGGTATTCTACGTCAACGACTACAGAACGATGGAGAACATCGCCGAGGTGCAGCACGTCGCCGCGCGCCTCGGCATGAGAAAGATAGAGGTGATCCTATGAAGCCTGATCCAGATTTCGTCTGGCTGGTGCTCATCGCCTTCGCACTGACGGCGATGCTGCTGTACCACGTGAGCGGGGGCGGGCCTAGCGACCCGGACTGCCCGACTTGACCTGCAAGCGGATGGCGCTCATCGACGGCGACGTGGTGTGCTACCACTCGTTCGAGCCGAGGTGGGAGTTCAACGTGAACGAGCGCGGGGAGCGGGTGTTCGAGGTGGACCCCGAGACCGGCAACGCGAAGCCCGTGCTCAAGACCTACACCAAAGAGGAGGATGCGAAGTACCTGCAGGACAGCTGGGCGAGGTTCCAGCGCAGGGTGAGGGAGCTGGTCGAAACACTGTACTGCGACGACTTCATGATGGCCGTCCAGGGGCCGGGCAACTACCGGCCGAAGATCCACCAGTTCTACAAGATGCACCAGGGCCGGCAGGGCAGCAAGCCGAGCGAGATGTCGAGGTTCGTCCCCGTTATCCGCCAGCTCGCCGTCCGCGAGGACCTCGCCGTCCCGTCCACCGGGCGCGAGGCCGACGACATGCTGCGCATCTGGGCGGAGGAGTGCCGCGCGGCGGACCAGGACTACATCGTCGCCTCGATCGACAAGGACCTGCTCTGCATCGTCGGCAAGCACTACAACCTGAAGAAGGAGGAGTTCACCGATGTGACACAAGAGATGGCGGACGCCCTGTACTACAAGCAGCTGATCATGGGCGACGGCATCGACAACATACCCGGCGTGCCGGGGCTGGGGCCGAAGAAGACGGACAAGCTGCTGGACGGTCTGACGACCCACGAGCAGTACCAGGAGGCCGTCGTGGACGCGTACATACGCGCCTACGGGGACAACTGGATGAACTTCCTACTGGCCAACGGCAAGCTTATCCATATCCAGAGACATGAGAACGATTGGTTCGACCTGTCGGACTGGCCCATTGTACAGGAGTTGACCGCGTGACAAAGCTTGCATCCTGCCGCTACTGCGGCGAACACCCGACGACCGGACACAATGAGAGCACCGGCGTCCCCTGGATCTGCTGCAACCCCTGCGGGCTGCTGATGTTCGGCCTCGAGCTGCACACCAGCTGGACCACCGAGGAGCTGCTCCAGGCGGAGGCTCGGCTCGTCGACAGGTGGAACAATGGGCGGAATGGACATCGACATCCCCGAGAGCATGGTGGGGGACGTCAGCGCGATCAAAAGGGCCGCCGCGGCCCACACGCTACCTAACGGCCACTGGCGCTTCCCGGAGCAGATGGGCCTCCGGCCGCACTCGGGCTTCGTCTACGTGATCCGCGACCCGTACCTGGGCCGGTTCTACATGGGCAAGAAGTTCTACAGGAGCGCGGCCAGGGGCTCCGCCGGCCAGGAGTCGGACTGGAAGACGTACAAGTCGTCCTCCGGCACGCTCAAGGCCATGCTCAAGGAGCGGCCGATAGCCGAGTTCGAGTTCATCGTGCTCGAGCAGTACAAGGCCCGCGGGGCGGTGAGCTACGCGGAGACGTGGGGCCTCTGCCACGTGGAGGCTCCGACCACGCCTACGTGGTACAACGTGCGCGTGGAGGAGGTCTCCTGGAACGTGCACGAGAGGGTTACGGAGAGACACAGGAACAGGCTCCAGCGGGTCATCGCCGGGGAGTCGTTCCGAGAGGAGTAACTTGGGTAAGATAGTCAGCAAAGACAATCCCTGCCTAGACCAAGTGGAATGCCAGTCGAGCGACGGCATGCAAGTATACGACGACGGGAGCGGCTTCTGCTTCTCCTGCCACCAGTTCTGGTCGAAGTCCCAGGTGGACTCGGCAGACCCAGCCGACGTGCGGAGAAAGACTCGAGTGAGCGACGTGGACGACGAGGACGAGTTCCAGCCCCAGATGACCGTCGAGAGGGCGGCCGAGCTCCCGATACGGGGGCTCAGGGACCGGGGCATCCCCAAGGACATCTGCGAGTTCTTCGGGGTTCGCGTGTCGTACGGGTCGGACGGCGAGATCGACCAGCACTTCTACCCGCACGGCCACGGCTACAACGTGCGGAAGGTCGCCGAGAAGAAGTTCTACCGCGTCGGCGACTGCGACGACCTGTGCGGCGCCGACAAGTTCAGCGGCGGCGGCAGGCGCGTGGTGGTGACCGAGGGCGAGCCGGACATGCTGTCCGTAGCCTACGCCACCCGCAAGAAGTGGGGCACCATCTACCCGGTGGTCACTATGGGTAGCTCGGCCAACACCGGCCTGCTGCTCAAGCGGCGCGAGTGGCTGCGCACCTTCGACGAGGTCGTCCTCTGGTTCGACAACGACGACGCCGGCAAGGACGCCCTCGACAAGGCGATCAAGATCATCGGCTTCGACAAGATCAAGATCGCGAAGCACCCGGTGCACAAGGACGCGAACGCCGTCCAGATGGCGGACGGCTGGGAGGCGGTCCTGCGGCCGATCTTCGACGCCGAGAAGTTCGTGCCCGCCGGCATCATCTCGCGCGCCGTGCTGAAGGAGCGCATGCGCCTCCTCAACTCGGTGCACGCGCTGCCCTACCCCGCCTGCATGGCGGGAGTCAACAAGAACCTCAAGGGCATGCGCACCGGCGAGATAGCGCTGTTCACGAGCGGCACCGGCTCGGGCAAGTCGACGCTGGTCCGCGAGATCATCCTCGAGATCAAGGCCCAGACCGACGAGAAGATCGGCTACTGCGCGCTCGAGGAGTCGCCCGAGGCGGAGGCCAAGCGCATGTCCGGCATGCAGCTCAGCCGCAACACCGCCAAAGACGACATGGAGTTCGAGGAGCTGGAGGTAGGCTTCGACGAGCTCTTCGGCAAGGAGGACGAGGAAGAGCGCATCATGATGCTCGACCACCAGGGCAGCATCAGCGACGCCTCCATCGTCGACAAGATCGAGTACATGTGCCTGATGGGGTGCAAGTACATCGTGATCGACCACATCACCATCCTCGTGTCCGAGGGCGTGGACAAGCTCCAGGGCAACGAGGCTCAGGACAAGATCATGAACCAGCTGCTTTCGCTGGTCAAGCGCTACCCGGTGTGGATCGGCCTCATCTCGCACCTCCGCAAGGTCGGCCAGGGCGCGGTGAGCTTCGAGGAGGGCAAGCTGCCCACGATGGACGACATCAAGGGCTCGGGCTCGATCAAGCAGATCTCGTTCGACATCATCGCCTTCGCGCGCGACCTCAACGCGGCCTCCGAGGTCGAGCGCAACACAATCAAGATGGCCGTGCTCAAGGCGCGCACGACCGGCCTCACGGGCCGAGTCAACGGGGCCATCTACGACCACGACACCGGCCGTCTCAGGGCGGAGCCCGAGAGGGACGCTCTGGCGAACGGCGAGGACGAGGTCGAGGACTTCAGCAAAGTGGAGACTACGTGGACAAAGAGCTAGTAAAGTGCGGCGACTACACCATCGCCATCGACCGCAGCCGGGACGCGCTGTTCGACGAGATGGGCCTGCGCCGTCTCCGTGACTCCTACCTGCAGCCCGACGAGGACAGCCCGCAGATCCGCTTCGCGCGGGTGTCCGCGGCGCTGGCCTCCAACGAGGCGCACGCCCAGCGGCTGTACGACTACTCGTCGCAGCATTGGTTGAGCTACTCGACGCCCATCCTGTCCTACGTGCCGGGCGGGCGGGGGCTGCCGATCAGCTGCTACCTGACGTACATCCACGACTCGGCCGAGGGGCTGGTGGACGCCCTCTCCGAGGTCTGCTACCTGTCCATGGCGGGCGGCGGCGTGGGCCTGGGCATCGGCATCCGCTCCGAAGACGGCAAGTCGGTCGGCGTGATGCCGCACCTCAAGACCTACGAGAACGTGTCCCTCGCCTACCGGCAGGGCACGACCCGGCGCGGCAGCTTCGCCGGCTACCTCGGGATCGGCCATCCGAACATCAAGCAGTTCATCGACATGCGCAAGCCGACCGGCGACGCCAGCCAGCGCTGCCTCGAGCTGCACCACGGCGTCAACGTGCCGGACGCGTTCATGGAGATCATCAAGGCGTGCATGGTGGACGCCGACGCGGACGACAGCTGGCCGCTCGTCGACCCGCACTCGGGCGTCGTAAAGGAGGTCGTCTCGGCGCGCGAGCTCTGGGAGGCCATCCTGGACAGCCGCATCCGCACCGGCGAGCCCTACATCCACTTCATCGACGCCAGCAACGAGGCCATGCCCGAGTACCAGAAGGCGCTCGGCCTCTCGGTGACGCAGAGCAACATCTGCACCGAGATCACCCTGCCGACGGACCGGGACCGCACGGCCGTCTGCTGCCTCTCCTCGCCCAACCTGGAGTACTGGGACCAGTGGCGGGGCAACTACCTCTTCGTCCGCGACATCGCGGAGATGCTCGACAACGCCCTCGACCTCTTCATCCGGGACGCGCCCGACGCGGTGTCGCGCGCCAAGTTCTCGGCCATGCGGGAGCGCGCCATCGGCGTGGGGGCGCTGGGCTTCCACGCGCTGCTCCAGAGCAAGGGCATCCCCTTCGAGGGCGCCCTGGCGACCAGCCTCAACCACCAGATCTTCTCGCAGCTCCGGACCTACCTGGACCGGGCCAGCCGCGAGCTGGCGGAGGAGCGCGGCCCCTGCCCCGACGCGGCGACCGTCGGGCTCATGGAGAGGTTCAGCTGCAAGATGGCGATCGCGCCGAACGCGTCCACCAGCATCCTGATGGGCAACACGTCGGCCTCCATCGAGCTGTACCGCGCCAACGCGTACCGGCAGGACACCCTGTCCGGCTCGCACCTGCACAAGAACAAGTACCTCGACCGGCTGCTGCGCGACCGGCTGCAGGGTGAGGAGTACGACGACGCGTGGCACGGCGTGGTGAAGGCGGCCGGCAGCTGCCAGCACCTGACCTGCCTGACCGACTACGAGAAGCTGGTGTTCAAGACCGCGACCGAGGTCGACCAGCTCTGGGTCGTCGAGCACGCCTACGAGCGCCAGCAGTACATCGACCAGGCGCAATCGCTCAACCTGTTCTTCACGGCCGACGCCTCGATCGACTACATGCACCACGTGCACTTCACCGCCTGGCAGAAGCGGCTGAAGACGCTCTACTACTGCCGATCCGACAAGATCTACCACGGCGAGGGGACGACGCGGCACCGGGCCGCCCCGGTCGAGTTCAAGCGCTCGGTCGACGAGTCCACCTGCCTGGCATGCGAGGGCTGACAATAGAATGACGATGGACATCTTCAAGGAGCGGAAGACCTACAAGCCGTTCCGGTACCCCCGCGCGTACGAGCTGTGGCTCGAGCACGAGCAGATGCACTGGCTCCCGCGCGAGGTGAAGCTACACGACGACATCCGAGACTGGCGGATCAAGCTCGACCAGTACGACCGCGACTTCCTGGACGGCGTCTTCCTGCTATTCACGCAGGGCGACGTCGACGTGTCGGACGGGTACGTCAAGGACTACCTGCCCCACTTCCAGCACCCCGAGATCAGGATGATGCTGCTGTCGTACGCCGCCCGCGAGGCGGTGCACATCGACGCCTACAGCTACCTGAACGAGTCGCTCGGGAAGGCGGACTCCTTCTACGAGGAGTTCATGAAGATCCCGGTGATGAAGGCGAAGCACGACTTCTTCGACAACATCGTGAACAGCCACAAGGACCAGGAGCAGCTGCCCCTGCAGATCGCCGGCATCTCGGCGTTCACGGAGGGCATGTTCCTGTTCTCCAGCTTCGTGATGCTGATGAACTACCCGAAGAACGGCCTGATGAAGGGCATGGGCCAGATCGTATCCTGGTCGGTGCTCGACGAGCAGAAGCACGTCGAAGGCCTGATGTACCTACTCGAAGAGATCAAGAAAGAGAAACCAGAGCTTTGGACACGAGAAGCACAGTCCGAGATCCGCGCCACGGCCGAGCTGATGGCGAACATGGAGATGGACTTCATCGAGTACAACTACCAGGGCCGCGACACGATCCGTGGCCTGGACAAGCGGGAGCTGAAGCGCTTCATCCGCTACACGGTGAACCGTCGTTTGGCCATGATGGGCCTGGCGCCGATCTACCCGAACAACCTGCGGGACCCGCTCCCGTGGTTCGACCAGATGGTCTCGGCGCAGAACCACGAGAACTTCTTCGAGACGCGCGCCACGTCGTATGCGAAGGCTGCCTCGCAAGGCAGCTGGGGAACCGTCTGGGGCGGCTACGCGAAGTGAGGGACCGGCCCATCCTCATGCTGCCTGGGCCCAAGCCGCGACGTTCCCTGATGTCGATGTTCAAACCCGACGCTGACCTGCGCTCGGCGTGCTTCGCCATGTACCTCAAGGACGGTCGCGAGGCCATCGCGTACCGTGCCAGCTACCAGGACGTCCTGGACAGCAGCCGCGAGCCGGAGCGCTACCAGAAGGCGTTCCTGCTGCACCGCGTGCTGCGCATCGACGGCAGGCCCGTGAGCGTCGACGCCGTGCTGGCGCTCGACAACTTCGACGCCGAGACCCTGCTGAAGCACTTCTACGCCGCCATGCGGCGCTGACGACGCGAGGGGAGCTCAAGGGCTCCCCTCTTTTTAACGGAGGAATCCAAATGGAATACGACGAGGTTATGAAGCGGCTCAAGGAGTTCCGCGACAAGTACATGACCGGCTACTCCAGCGTGGCCGCCCAGCCCGACAAGGAGGTGCTGCAGGCGATGGCCGAGGTGCTCGGCCTCAAGATCAACGTCTCGGTGGAGTTCGTATGAGCAAGTACGTCCTGGTGGTGCGGGACCTGGAGACGAGCGATTACCAGTTCCGCTACTTCGACACGTGCGCGCAGGCGCTGGAGGCGAGGCCGTCGTCCGACACCCACAAGTCGCTCGTCGGCGCGCGCAGCTTCTCCAACGGGAGGAACGTGCCGCGCTACACCAACAACCACGTGCTGATCGTCGACACGCCCTACCACCGGTCGGCGGTCATGCAGGATGTCGCCGAGTACTCGCAGTTCAAGGAGAAGTTGTACCAGACCAAGCGGGAGTTCGGCCACGAGAACGTACACATGCTGCGGGAGATGCGAATTGACTGATATTGACCTGGTCAAGCCTCAGCTGGCCCCGACGTTCAGCCCCCAGGGCAACCCCGAGTACATGCCCCGCATCGAGAGAGGGCTCAAGGAGCACGGCTGGTTCGTCAGCCCGAAGATCGACGGCATCCGCTGCATGGTGCAGCAGGGTCTCTGCCTGTCGCGCCGGGGCGACCCGCTGCGCAGCTACCAGCTGCAGGAGATGTTCGGCGACCTGAACGGCTACGACGGCGAGGCGGTGTGCGGCGACCCCGCCGCCCCGAACGTCTACAACACGTCCTCGTCGCACATCATGGCTTACAACAAGCCCGGCGCTCTCTCTCTACACGTCTTCGACTACTTCCACCCGGACTGGCTGGCCAAGGCCTACCACCGTCGGCTGGAGGAGCTGGAGCGCGTCGACGCGTCGCTGGAGGGCGTCAACCTCGTGCCGCACGAGCTCGCCACCGACATGGACGGCCTGCTGAGGGCCGAGGCGCACATGCTCGAGCTCGGCTACGAGGGCGTCATGCTGAACAACCCCGAGGCGCCCTACAAGCAGGGCCGGGGCACCGTCAAGCAGGGCATCGTCTTCAAGCTGAAGCGCGAGGAGGACGTCGAGGTCGAGCTGACCGGTCTGATCGAGCGGATGCGCAACGAGAACGAGCAGGAGCGGGGCGCGCTGGGCCAGGCGAAGCGCTCCACGGCCAAGGAGGGCCTCGTCCCCTGCGGCAGCGTCGGCAAGTTCCGGGGCACCTACATGGGCCGCGAGATCAGCGTCGCTCCCGGTCAGTTCAGCCACGAGGAGCTGCAGGACATCTGGGACAGCTGGCCGCGCGACAAGGGTCGCCTGCTCAAGGCGCGCCACTTCCCGCACGGCGCGAAGGACGAGCTCCGGCAGGCCCGAGCGCTGGGCTTCCGCGAGGCCACGGACCTCTGACAAGGAGATGGGCGCATGCCCGGTGAAAAGTACAACCTGTTCTCGCCGATCAAGAAGTCGGACGGCGGGACCTACTGGCACAAGGTCGGCTCTGCGTGGCCGCACCGCAACGGACGCGGTTTCAACCTGAGCTTCAACTCCCTGCCCATCACGATGGAGAACGGCCAGGTCGTGGTGTCGATGTTCCTGGACGAGGGCCCACCGCCCGACAACAAGCGGGAGGAGCCGAGGACGGGCGGCTGGGTGCCGCGCGACGACCTCGACGACGACGTGCCGTTCTGATGGCAGGCAACAGATCAGGCGAGCCGACGCTGGCCCGCAACTACTCGAACGACGGCAAGGACTTCTTCGGGCGCGAGCTGAAGCAGGGTGACCTCGTGGTCAAGCTGCTCGGCAACGGCGTGTCCACCCTCCTGGAGGCCCGCGAAGTGCACGGGGTCGCGGGCGACGACGTCTGGCTCAAGCCGCGGCTCGAGACCGGACACATCAGCAAGATGACGTACTCGGGGCGGCTGGCCCTGGTGCGCAGGGCGGAGGAGTAGAGTGACCAGACCAAGGGGCGCCCGGGACCCTCCCGAGAGCGCCGACAGACCGCAACCTACAACCAAGAGACTGGACACATGAAAGACTTCGAGGGAACTGAGATAAAGGCCGGCGACACCGTCATCCAGATGTCGACCGGACCCGGCACGCCGGAGATGAGGCGGCGCGAGGTGCTGGAGACGGGCGAGCGGAGCGCGCTGCTCGGCCCGTGCAAGGAGGCCAGCCGCGAGAGCACCGTCATGCGCGGCAAGAACCTGTTCGTGGTGCCGACGCGGTGACGGTCGTCGCCATGGAGACGCGCTTCGAGCGCGGCGTGGAGGTGGCCTACGTCACCGAGCGTGTGAAGCAGATCGCCCCGACCGACATCTACCTGGGCGACATCCTGGTGGCCGAGCAGGGTCAGCCGTACGACGCGCTGGTCAAGACGCGCTCGGCGGACCCGACGGCGGTCCGCAAGGTGAAGGAGAGCATGACCTCATGGCTGGGATGAAGCGCAGCACAGTCGCCAGCGTCATCCGCAAGAAGATGACGAACCTCCTGGCCAGCATCGACGACACCGCGGTCCGGGACCTGATGGCGCGCGACATCATCGTGACCGGCGGCTGCGTCGCCTCGATGATGACCGACGAGAAGGTCAACGACTACGACGTCTACTTTCGCACGCGCGAGGCGGCCCTGGCCGTCGCCAACTACTACGTGCGGAAGTTCAACGAGGCCGTCGCGACGCGCTCTAAGGTCAAGGAGTACGCGCCGGTCGTCAAGGAGATCACGCGGCAGAACGTCCTGGGCGAGGACGAGGACCGCATCGTGATCTGGATGCAGTCGGCGGGCGTGGCAGGTGAGGTCAGCGAGGAGGCCCCCGGCAGCGTCGACTACGACTACTTCGAGAGCCGGCCCGAGCACGAGGCGGGCGAGTTCCTGGACGCCATCACCCACGACCCGGCGCAGGACGCCGAGGCCGTCAGGGAGGAGATGTCCGGGCGCGACAAGAAGACCAAGCCGCGCTACCGGCCGGTCTTCATCTCGGAGAACGCCATCACGCTGTCCGACCAGGTGCAGCTGATGATCCGGTTCTGGGGCGAGCCCGAGCAGCTCCACCGGAACTACGACTACGCCCACGCCATGGGCTACTACGAGCACTCGACGGGCAAGGTCACGGTCAGCGCCGAGACCATGGAGTGCATGCTCAGCAAGACCCTCAAGTACAAGGGCTCGCTGTACCCGATCGCGTCCATCTTCCGGCTGCGCAAGTTCCTGGCGCGCGGCTGGCGGATCACCGCCGGCGAGATGCTGAAGATCGTCTGGCAACTCAAGGGTATCAACCTGGACGACCCCGCCGTGCTGAGGGAGCAGCTGCTCGGCGTGGACCAGGCCTACATGCACCAGCTCATCAGCGAGCTGTCTAAGGCGGAGGGGCGCGTCGACGCCACCTACCTCGCCAAGCTCATCGACAACCTCTTCGACTGAAATGGAGAACACTGAAATGGATACGAACACCATCACCGTCGTCGCCCTCGTCCTCGCCGCCGCCTACTTCGCGATGCGCACCTTCTACCTTCGCCGCGAGCTCACGTCGCAGCGCGAGGAGTTCGAGGTCATCGAGAAGGGTCTGCGCCGGGAGATTGGCTCGCACACCAGCGCGTACGGCGAGCTGGCTGAGTCGGCGCGCAAGCGCAACGACGCGCACACCACCGAGGTCGCTGCCTTCCGGGGCAGCGTGACCAAGCTGCGCGAGCGCGGCGACACGTACCGCACGGCGCTGGACGAGATCCTGGCGCTCAGCGGCAACATGATCGGGCGCGCGAAGGCGGCGCAGCACATCGCCGCGCAGGCCCGCAGCGCGACCCAGGCCGAGTGAAGCTCGAGGTCGACCGCGAGTACGTCACGAGGGAGGGCCGCCCAGCGGTGGTCCTCCAGGCGTACCAGAAGAAGTCCGGCAACCGCGACTTCGTCAAGATGTCCGAGCAGGTCGGCTTCGCCGTCCGCGTCGAGGGCAAGCTGGAGAAGTACAACTATGACGGAACCTACCTCGGCGGAGGACGAGAGTCACCGATGGACATCGTGGCCGAGAAGGGCGACTAGGGCCGACCTCTACCACGAGCTGGCGCGGCACTGCACCTCCCCGGCCTTCGTGTGGCACAACGTGCCGTGGCTGCACCAACACGCGCCGCACGCGCCCCTCTGCGACTTCGCGGAGAACAGCTACGAGGCCAAGCTGGCTCTCTGGCTCCTGCAGAACAACCAGGTCAACATTCAAGGGTTCCAAGATCTATGGACGCTACACTGGCGGACGCTCGGCGGGTGGAGGCTGCGAAGCCCCTCGAGCTGCGGGGCTTCAACAAGCCCACCTTCCGCACCAACGACGGGTTCATCCTGAACCTGATCAACGTCTCGCCCTTCGGCAGCCTCGGCACGGCGTTCGTGCTGGAGGCTATCCGACACTACTCAACCACCGTCGCGGCCCAGGAGCTGGGCGAGGAGACTGAGGAGGACAAGAATGCGGTACTGAGCAAGCATACGTGGCGGCGCGTCGCCGTAGACGTGCGCGACCGCGTGACCAACTATCTCAACACCAAGGGGTGATCGAAGCATGAGCGAGTTCGAGAACAACCAAGTCAGGGTCATCAAGGCGTTCCGCGATCGGGACGGCAACTCGGTGCCCCGGGACACGCAGCCGCTGCTGGCCGCCTTCCTGGTCTACGGTGAGGTGAAGGACAACACCTTCCTCCACGCCGTGCTGGCCAGGGACTTCGACATGCTGTCCTCCGTTCCCATGAGCGGCGCACAGCGCGAGAAGTTCCAGACGGTGGTCGCCTGCGTAAGGGAGCTCGCCCCCGCACGCGCCTGGGGCAGCCACGAGCGCGTGTACGAATACCAGAGCTACGTGCGCTCGGGGGCGATGGCCCGAGAGCGCGCCTCCTACGAGGAGCGCGAGCGCACCAAGTCTTCCGCCACCCCCGCGTAGGGTGCGGAGAGCGCGCCGAGTCGCCGGGGCGGGGGAGAGTGACCCCGACCCCCGCGGCGCTCACCAGCGGGGCTGAGGCGTGCCAGAACGGGCCAACCCGCCGACGGGCCGGGGAGGCCGCGTGTCACCGCGCGTGACGAACCCGTTAAATTAACCCAGGAACTGGGCAGGTTGACGGGGCGACGAGCCCGTTAAATTAACCCTGAAAGGGTCGGCGAGACCGGCCCCGACATCCAGAGAAAGAGTGTAAGACACATGACCGACATCACCGATATCAAGCAGGTCTACATCATCGAGGGCCGTCAGTTCGAGACGAAGGCCGAGGCGCAGGACTTCCTCCGTCGCCCCAAGAAGGTCGACGCGTTCAAGACGTTCATCGCGGCCGGCGACAACCAGGACAAGATCATCGACTGGCTGCTCGACAACCAGGAGAGCGTCGAGAGCGCGTTCGAGGCGGGCGTCATCAAGCGCGTGTCGAAGTCCGAGACCAAGCAGCTCGAGGTCGCGTTCGCCGAGATCGCGGCGGCGGCAGCCGAGGGTCGCGCGATCGACACCAAGAAGGCGCGCATCGTCCTCGACAACATCGAGACCGCTCGCGACTCGTTCCGCTGGCCGACCGTCAAGCGCATGAACGACGAGGAGAAGGCCGCCGAGGCGCTGCGTCAGCTGACCGAGGTCGCCGAGGGCAACGAGCGCCTGGCTCAGTTCGTCGTCGAGAACAAGGACCGCGTCCTCGAGTCGTACGCGGCCGGCAAGCCGAAGCGCGAGGTCTCGCCGCAGGCCGCGGCTGGCCTGCAGGAGTACCGCGAGCGCATGGCCCGCGAGAAAGCGGAGCGCGAGGCGAAGGCCGCCGAGGGCGCTGACGCGACCACCGAGGCGGAGTAACCCGCACACGTCCTAGGCACTGACGTTAAACTGCCCCACGCGCCGCGAAGGGAGGGTCGTAGTAGCTGACCGCCCTCAAACGACGACAGCCGCAGGTCTGTCCGGTCCCCGAAAGTCGCGTCCCGACGCCGCGCGGTAGAAGCCCCACGTACGCATAGCCCTTGAGGTAAGCGAGCGTGGGGCTTTTATTTTGACCAAGAGGAGGTAGCATTGACCGAAGAGGAGATGGCCGAGCTCCGGGAGATCTCGGACAGCATCGTGGACGCCCGGAAGAAGCTCCGCAGGGAGGGCAACGCCACCCTGGACAACTACGACCTGTCCACCAAGATCCAGTCGCTGGCCCGTCGTCGGAAGCAGATCCTGGGCGAGAACCCCCTGGACCGCATAGACCACCCCGACCCGGACAGCCTGCCGCCCTTCCAGCGGGCGGACCCCGAGTACGTACGGGAGCTGGCGAAGGCCATCATCAGCAACCCGGACCCCAACGCAATCAAGTTCAAGAGGCTCTGAATGACCGACTTCCGACTGTACCAACAAGCGGTGTCGCCCGCGCTGGTCGACCTGATCAGCGGGGCGCTGCTCCACGTGCGCATGAGCCGTGACCCCAACCAGCGCATCGAGCGGAACGGGAACGCCTACATCAACCGCTGGATGCTGGCCCGCAAGGGTCAGGTTCCGCTGTACGACGACCCCGCCGAGCTGCTGGGCTACGCGGGCATGATCCCGAGCGAGCTCGAGAACCTGTACATGCACGAGTACGCCCGCAGCGACGCGGACGACCCGCACTGCCACCCGTGGCCGAACGTCACCCTCGTGGTCGACGGCTGGTACCGCGAGAACATGTACGAGGCCGGCACCAACGTGCTGGTCGGCACCGCGACCCGCCTGCCGGGCGACGTGGTCGTGCGGTCGAGCGGCTCCGTCCACGCCATCGTGGAGACCAGCTCCGACTGCGTCAGCCTGTTCGCCACCCTGCCGAAGGAGAAGGACTGGGGCTTCCACACGGACGCTGGCTTCGTCCACTCCCGCGACTACTCCCCCAACAACGTGAGGCCGCTGTCGTGAGCGAGTACACCGCGCTGCTGGCCAAGATGAGCGAGCAGGACCGGGAGATCGTCCAGGCGAAGATGGCGCAGGTCCAGCTGACGGCCGCGAGGGACACCAAGAACCGCATGTACGTGGTGGCCGAGATGCGGGCCGGACCCATGCGCCTCGAGGCCGTGGACTTCGAGGGCAAGGTGACCTTCACCATGTGCTACGACAACGACGTGATGGCTCACATGGGCGAGGAGGCTGCGAGGCTGTTCAGCACCTTCGTCACCGACACCATGGAGCGACGCCCCAAGGAGGGCTGATGAACATATTCTACGTGGACCTGGACCCCGCGAAGGCGGCCCAGGCCCTCCACAACCGACACATCATCAAGATGATCAGCGAGAGCTGCCAGCTGCTGTCCGTCTGGGCTAGCCGCTGGACCCCGATGGACCGGGGCAAGCTCTCGTTCATGACCGACGAACAGCACGCCGCCATGATGGCCGAGGTCGAGGCGGCGGACTTCGACCCCGAGGTGACCGACGCGATGGCGGAGGTGCCGCCCGACGTGCCCTGGACCGGCATCTCCCACCAGAACCACCCCGCCGCCCTGTGGCTCAGCGAGGGCCTCGGCAACGTGAGGTGGCTGGTGGAGCACCTCAAGGCTATGGTCGACGAGTACGACTTCCGCTACCCCGGCAACAAGGACAAGTTCGAGCGCGCGAGGGTCATCGTGCCCGCGATGCGCTACTGGCTGGGCAAGTTCGTGACGCTCAACCACACCTGCCCGAAGGCCTGCTTCCCGGACAAGTACAAGCACGAGCCCCTGGACCGCGAGAACGTGATGCAGGGCTACCGGGACTACTACCTGTCGGAGAAGATCGCCGGCAACGAGTGGGGCAAGCGGGAGCCGCCGAGCTGGGTGATCCGGTACAAGGAACTCTACAAGCCTCCTCCCCCGATCGACGTGGGCGACATCTTCGCCGTGCCGTCGAAGCCCAAGGTCGAGCACGCTCTGCCGGTCGCGGAGCCGACTCGGCAGAAGGTCAGCGCGAAGGACATCGTGTTCTAATGTTTATCGAAGTCAAGGATAAGTTCGGCGAGATGCAGACGGTGAACCTGCTCAAGGTCTGCCGTCTCATCAACCGTGCGGGCGAGGCGGTCATCTGCTTTGGCCCCTCGCCCTACAACGAGATCCTAGCCGTGGAGGAGACCTACGAGTCCCTCCGCGACAGGGTGAACCGCGCCCTCGGGTGCACAACGAAGGAGTGAATCGAATGGCCGACGAGATCGAAGTGAACGAGATCGAGGTCCCCGAGACGGTCGAGGACGTCGTGGAGGACACGCCCGCGCCGCAGCCGGAGCGCCGCGAGCCGCCCGCGTCGAAGACCGACGAAGACCCGGTCGACGTCATGACGCGCCACCTGCGCGACCACCCGGAGAACACCGCCGCCGACCTCGCGGACGTGATGAACGTTCTGGTACCCGGCACCACCGGCAAGGACGAGCGCGTCCGCGTCGCCGAGGCGGCGATCCGCGCCTCCGACCACCCGCTCAAGGGCTCGCTCAGCGAGGTCCGCGAGCGCCTCTGACACAACCACGGGAGTGGGCCTTCGGGCCTGCTCCCTTTTAAACGGACCGGACATGAAGGTGAGACAACTCAAGGCCATGCTTGAACGCTTCGACGAGGACGCCAGCGTGTCCCTGCTCGGGGCCGTCCAGGAGGTCCAGATCACGGGCTACAGGCCGGGGCTGCGCGTCAGCTCCGTGGAAGGAGAGATACATGATAAAGCGGGCCCTGTCGTGGATATTTCGCCGCTTCCGCCGCAGAGCTACGTCGTCCTCGACGGCGGGCTCTCGCCGGACAGCGTCATCCCCGGAATTCTCGATGCCGTACGGACAGCAGGTCCGGCGAGGCTCCTCCAGTGAGCGACCCCGCCGCTGAGCGGCTGCGGTGGGCCGAGGCGCTGGAGAGCGGCAAGTTCGAGCAGGCCGAGGGCGCGCTGAAAGACAGTGCGGGACACTTCTGCTGCCTAGGCGTGGCGTGCGAGCTCTACGACCCGAGCAAGTGGAAGGTCGACGAAGAGCTTTACGTCGAATACGAGGGCATGCTCGGCATACCGCCCCCTCCCGTGCTGGAACGCTTCGGCATAACGGAAGACCAAGCCAACTACTTGGCGACCTTGAACGACAGCCAGGGCAAGACCTTCAAGGAGATTGCCCAGGTCATTCGTGAAGGCATCCCTTCGTGCTGACCGCGCTGGAGGGTGAGCCCACGGACGGCGTGGTCCTGTTCTGGGCAGGTTGGGCACCGCCCTCGACCGACATGCGAGACATGATGCACGCGCTGCCGGACGAGTTCCGCCACGTGGACGTCGAGGCTAACCCCGAGGCCGCGCTCAAGAACGACGTCAGGGGGCTGCCGACCGTCGTGCTCTACAGGCGCGGCGTCGACATGTCGCGCAAGATCGGCTACATCAACGAGCAGGCCCTCCGCGCGTGGATCGCGGAGAACTGAGCATCTTATATGATATCCACAGAGGAGGTCTCATGGGACCCTGACTACGTCCGACCAAGACCGGACAAGACTACACCACTCTGAACTCAAGTGAGGAATGAAATATGAAGATCGCGAACATGAACCAGGTCTGGCTCGCCAGCAAGGGCAAGCTCATCGCCTCGGCGGACGACATCGCCAACACCCTGGCCGACAAGCACAAGGTGCTGTGCGTCTGCGACCCCGACTCCGCTATCGTGATCCTCGAGACCTCCGACGAGGTCCTGGAGCAGCCCGACGACGCCGCGATCTACATCGTGGACAAGGGTGAGTTCGACGAGGTCCCCGGCGAGCTCGACCCGTTCGTCGCCACCGCCACCCCGACCGAGCGCTTCTTCGAGGAGAAGATCGAGTCGGCGTTCGGCGAGCCCGAGGAGGAGGACGAGCGGGAGACCGAGGACGCAGAGCTCAGCGAAGAGCACCAGCGGGCGCAGTAAGCGCCCACGTCCCGAGCACGACGTTAAACTGCTCCTTCCCCCTAAATTTTTAGCGGAGTACGAGTATGAAGCAGCTGGTGAGGGACGCCTTCGTGGCCAACCTCCGGAGCGGCGCGTACAAGCAGGGCAGGTTCAGCATGGGCTCCGGCCCGATGAACGAGACCATGAAGCCCCCGTGCATGTGCGCGGCGGGCGTCCTGGCCGACACTCTGGGCGCTACGTGGTGCATGTACCGAGAGGACACGTGGGTACCCACGGCCACCCGGTTCCAAGAGGCTAACGTCACGCTTCGCGAGGAGTGCGAGCTGGTGCAGATGAACGACAAGCTGGGGATGACCTTTCCCCAAATAGCAGAGGAGGTGCTCAAGTGGGAATGCACATCGTAGTGGGCGACGGCGGGTGGCTGCTGTCGCCCGGACTGACGCCCGAGGGACCCGCCCTCATCTTCCACAAGCTGGAGGCGGCAGGCGCCGTCGACGGCTCCCTAGGCCCGGTCCCGCAGCGCGAGCCGGACCTCTACATCGCTTTCAAGGAGATGCAAGGTGTGCACGCGTTCGTCGGAACACTCCAGGTCGTGGCCCAGCACATCGCCGCTCGTGCGGGTGCAGCTTACGGAGACGGCCCACGTGGGGCCGAGTGCGGCGGCGAAGATCCAGGACCTGGTGAGGGAGCACCCGACCCAATTCACCGCGACTGAGGTCGGCTACGGCTTCGAGCCCACGATCAAGGTCGAGACGTCGTCGGCGACCATGGCCTATGCGATCAGGCGCAAGATGTACCCGAGGGGCGACAAGCCGTCGAGCTTCTTCATGGTCATGTCCGACGACGCCTCCCGACCCCCTCCCAGGGTCCGCCACGCGGACTCCATGAAGGCGGAGACGGAGGCCACCCGGCTGGCCAAGCTGCACCCAGGGACCTCCTTCTACGTGCTGGAGGCGAGGTCTGAGTTCGTTATGACAGGGGTCGCTCGCCGTGAGCTGGCCTGAATTCAAGAGGAGAACCTACGTGAAGGCAGTAATCTACGCATCCGTCATCGCCGCGTCCATGCTGGTCGCCTGCAGCCCGCAGGCCCAGGAGGACGGCTGCGCGAAGGCCAAGGACCCGACCGAGTGCCGCACCTACGTCGAGGCGGGCGGCTCCGACAACGACTACCTGCTGTACGGCCTCGGCGGCTACCTGCTCGGGCGCTCCGCCAGCGGCCAGCCGACGCTCCAGCCCCGACCGGACTACCGGGGCTACCGCGCGCCGGTGACGACCCCGCGCCCCGTGGCCACCTACCGCGCGCCCGCGCCGTCGGCAGCTTACAAGGCACCCGCCGCGACGTACAAGGCTCCGGCTCCCTACAAGGCGCCGACCAGCTCGTACGTCTACAAGGCACCCCCGACGGTGACCTACTCGGCTCCCCGTGCGTACACCGCGCCGACCTACACCGCCCCGGTGCGCGCCTACTCGCCGCCGCCCTCGGTGTCCTTCCGCCGCTGATACCGCAACAACCACTCTGAAAGGTACTACCTGACATGGTAAAGGGATACACGAACTACCCGTTCCTCACGAAGCGGAACCTGGACAACCTCTGGAAGCTCTGCCGCCACCTCGAGCGCCTGCCGACGTGGTACGAACACTTCAACATGGCGACGTACCACAACCAGAAGATCGCCGAGGAGCAGGTGAAGCCGCACAGCCAGTGGCCCTGCGGTACGGTCGCCTGCGCAGCCGGCCACTCGATCGACGCGGGCGTGCCGTTCAACGCCCGCTTCATCGAGAAGCAGGAGGACCAGGAATGGGGCGAGCCGGCGTTCGAGTACCTGGCCGTCGACTGGGCCTCCTTCGCGGCGGACGCCTTCATGAATGACGAGACGCTCGAGAACAAGGAGGCGCAGCGCCTCTACTCGTGGCTGTTCAGCGGCGGGTGGCACTCGCTGGACAACACCCACCGGGGCGCCGCGGCCCGAATCCGCTGGGTGCTGTACAACCTGCCGTTGCCGGGAGACCCCGAGGGCTACTACCCGGCGATGGACCACGGCGTCGTCGAGGCGTACCAGCCGTACGTGGTCAAGGGCGACAGCCTGCTGAACCACGCCAAGCGCTTCCTCGCCGGTCTCCGCCGGTGACGGAGCGGGAGGCCAAGAGGATGGGTGCCCTGGAGCAGGCGCTCCGGGACATCGCCAACGCGGCGCAAAGCGCCAACTGGCAAGTTATCAAGACCATCGCGCAGAGCGCGCTTGAGGAGAACAGAGCATGAAGAAGATCATTGCAGCAGCGGCCCTCGCCCTCGTGTCGGCCTGCTCCAACGTCACGACCGAGGCGAACGAGGAGAAGGTGCTCAACGCCAAGCCCGTGTTCTTCGGCTCCGGCGGCGTCTACGACCAGCCCGTCAAGGGCTCGGAGTGGGTCGCGTGGTCGACCCAGGCCATCCCGGTCAACATGCAGCCCGAGCAGCACACGTTCGAGCTGAACGACCTGATGACCAGCGACGGCGTGCCGCTGGACTTCGACGCGTCCGTCGTGACCCAGGTCACGGACTCGGTCGGCCTGATCAAGCGGTTCGGCACCGGCTGGTACGACAACAACCTCCGCACCGAGCTGCTGTCGTACATCCGCGACGCCGTCAAGAAGCACGGCATGAACGAGACGGCGATCACGTCCAGCGCGGCGGCCAGCATCGACGCCGAGGTCTCGCGCCGCATCGAGGACTACCTCGCCCGCACCAAGTTCCCGGTGCGCCTCGTGCGCTTCACGATCGGCCGGGCCAACCCGCCGGACAGCGTGAAGAACCAGCGCATCGCGACGGCGGCGCAGCAGCAGCGCGTGCTGACGCTGAAGTCGGCGGTGGTCGCGGAGGAGCAGCGCGCGCTCTCCGAGGCCAAGCGCGCCAAGGCCGACCAGGCCTACAAGGAGGGCCTCGGGCTGTCGAGCGACCAGTACATGGAGAAGCTCAAGCTCGACACGCTCGGCCAGGTCTGCGGCAACAAGAACTGCACGTTCGTGCAGCAGGGCACGCCCCTGATCCTGAGCCGCTGAGCGTGGACCTCGACTGGGGTCACGTGGACCGCATCGTCCGCTCGGTGGAGAAGCTGACACAGTCGGGGAGGGAGCGCGCCCTCTCCGACGTCTTCTCCGGCGTCTACGCGTACACCGAGGGCAGCAACGCGGAGAGGCTCGAGGCGGCCAAGGCCGCGACGGAGACCTTCAAGGAGCTGCTCTGATGACACCGCTCCACCTGCTCGCGGGCAGGACGGAGTACCGGCTGACCCCCTCCCAGTTCAGCTACCCTGGGAGAGGGCGCTACTTCACCCTCCGGCACCCGTCGTCGCCCCTCGTCCTGGCGGGAGGCGACCTACTGTACGTCTGGAGGGCGGCTCGGAGACACAGGGATGCACTACTACGATCTGCCCTGCATGCGCGCGGGTAAGTCAACGTTCAACGACACCATGGTGCTCGCTCACCTCCTGCGCGGCTCCACCGCCTGCACCTACGACGCGGGCTACACCACCATCACCCACAACGAGGAAGACAGCATGAACGACATCCAAATCCGCCGCGGCGACATCCTGACCTACCGCAACATGCACCCCGAGGGCAAGCCGGGGCAGGAGACCGTCAGCTCGTACTACGACGGCGTCTACCTCGCGATCGACGACAAGGTCGGCGACTTCGTGCCCGCCATCCGGTACACCGACCGGATCGGCGACTACTACTCGGCCAGCACCGAGCGGCGCACGATCGACCTGACGAAGGCCGTCGTCGAGAACCACGGGCGCGACGGCGACCGGGTCAAGCGCATGATCGACGCGCTGCGCCGCTTCTCGGAGACGCCGCCCAACCCGGTCAGCGGGAAGCGCGGCTACGTCGAATCCGTCTACACCGGGGCCGCGCACCTCGCCGACGAACTCGAGCTGCTCTTCGGCGACATGGACGACGAGCCGGACACCCCAGAGGACGCGCGCCTCGACGAGCTGGCGACCGGGCTCGTGGTCGGCGTGGAGGTCTTCTCGGACGACGCCCCAGCTATCCAGGAGATCAGCGCCGAGCAGGCGATCGGCCTCTTCTACCTCCTGCTCAAGGACTGCGGCATGTCCCCGCAGGAGGCCGTGGCCGCGATCGAGGTCCTCGACGAGGCCCTGGGGTGATCTACGTCCTCGGGGAGCGACCCGGCCCCAACACGGACCCGGACTCTCCGCTCGACCCCGAGGGCAGCATGTCCGGCAAGCGCCTCAGCCAGCTCCTCGGACTCACCCCCGAGGAGTACCTGGAACGTACGGTCCGGGTGAACGCCAACCCGGACCACCACGGCTCCACCGCCTCCAGGGGCGCTCGGGACAGGGCCGCCAACCACCTGGAAGCCAGCGCCTACAGACCGTTCCTGGTGCTCGGCAAGCAGGCCCTCAGGGCCATGCCCGAACGTTTCCGGAGCATGGAGATCGGGGACGTGCGAGAGAACGTCCTGCTGCTCCCGCACACCAGCGGGGTCTGCAGGGTGTGGAACGACAAGGAGTACATGGCCGCGCTCGGCGAGTTCGCCAGGGCGTTTGTGTCAGTCTAGCCCAGAGAGGGAACACATGGAGATCGACCGCAAGGACTTCCCGGAGACGGGCAAGTTCATGGTTATGAAGAAGCGGGGCGGCAAGAAGCCCCGCCGGATGCACGACACCTTCGACGAGGCCTCGCAGGAGGCCGTGCGCCTCAGCGGCAAGACCGACGGGGCGACGTTCATCGTGATACAACAGCAGGGCCGAGCCAAGGGGCTTCCCTCCAACCAGGAGAACACGCAATGACCGACATGCACATCCCGGAGGGGTTCCTCCGCGGGCAGACCGTGCGCGACCGGGTGACCGGCTTCACGGGCGTGCTGGTGTCCTTCGCCGAGCTGGCCAACGGCTCGGTGCACGCGCAGCTGCAGCCCAAGATGAAGGAGGGCGAGGCCTCCATCCCCGACCTCGTGAGCATGGACTTCTTCACCCTCGAGGTGGTGGACAACGCGCTGGTCGGCATCATGCCGCCGGTGGAGGGCTCTTTCGCCGTCAACCTGGGCGACCGGGTTCGCGACCGCGTCACCGGCCTCACGGGCGTCGTGAGCGAGCGCGTGGTCCAGCAGAACGGCTGCTTGTTCGTCCACGTCCAGCCCAGCACCGACCACGGCCTCAACAGCCCGCGCGGCGCCTGGGCGGACCACAAGCAGGTCACGAAGATCGGCGGCACCAACCCGATCACCACGCCCGTGACGCCCCGCACGTCGGGCTGCGCCACGCGGACGGGCACCCGCTGCCGTTGAGCTGCATGATACTTGACGTCCTCGCGCTTCTCGAGGCGGAGGAACACGGGAGAGAGAAGATGACCGACATCGAGGCGGCCATGCCGCCGGTCAAGCAGGAGCTGGACAGGCTGGGCCTCCGGCTGCTGCACATGAACAACACGTCGAACCCCTGGAACGCGGGCACCCGCTCCTGGACCGCCGTGTACAAGGTCGAGGGGCCCTTCATCTACGTCTCCGTGACGTGGCTGAACCCCAAGGACAACTACTCGAGGCGTATCGGAGCCCGCAGGGCGATCGACCTGTTCGAGAGCGGGGAGACCTTCCGGGTGCCCCGCAGCAAGGTCGTGCCGGCGGACAGGATCCTCACCGGCATGTTCAACGTACCCGTCAAGTGATCTCAAGAGAGGAACAGAAGATGAACGCACTACTCAGCTACGAGAACATGGTCGCCGCCACGCAGCGCCTGCGCGACCTCAACACCCCCGAGGCGCTCGAGGGGGACGAGCGGGTGCTGGCCGTGGCCGAGAAGCTCGCCGCCTCGGACTTCGGCTGCCAGCACCATAACGTGCGCACCCTCGTCGCGGCCATACTCGGCGTCGACGAGGTGCCCGACCTGCGAGCCGCGGCCGTCCGCGAGTTCGTGGAAGGAGCCGTCATCAGCGTCGGCGACAGCAGGTACCTCGTTAGGGCCCTCGACGGCGACAACGACGCGCACGTCTTGCGAGAGGACTTCAGCCTGACGTACGGCCCCTCAGGCAACCGCTACGTCACGCGGCGAGATACCCTGTGGCGCGTCGCCAGCGACGAGGAGATCCGAGGCTTCTGCGTAGCGATCGGCGTGCCCGTGCCGGAGGCGGACTGAACAACCCAGGGGAGGCCAGCGTGGTCTCCCCACCTACAGGAGCGACTGAATTGAGCGATACAATCAAGATCGACAGCCGGGTGCGAGAGCTCGGCCAGTTCGCCATGGAGGTCCGCAACGAGGACCTCAAGAGCGAGCCCATGTTCTTCAACTGCGACCTCAACTTCGCGATGGAGGAGGGCGGAGACGTGACCCGGAGCTTCATATCGGCCCTGCCGCCGGAGTGGTTCATGGGCGACGTCGTGTTCGACAGCCGCGTCCACATGCTGATGCCCGGCTGGTACCCGGCGATCCCCGGCTTCCACCACGACGACGTGCCCCGCCCGGAGCGCATCCCGGTGGGCCAGCACTTCGCCACGGCGGGCCAGCCCGACTACCGCGACATGCGCTACAAGGCCGAGCACATCCTTGGCCTGGTGCACGCGGAGGTGGCCCCGACGGAGTTCGCCGTCGGCGAGATCGAGCTGCCCCTGCTCGACCTGTCGGACCCGACCCAGCTGGTGTACCGCACCTGGCACTACAAGGTGCTGGAGGCGCTCGCCGAGGGCCGGATGCAGCGGTACGAGGCCCCGGACAGGACCCTCGTGCAGTTCGACTGGCAGTCGTTCCACCAGGCGGTGCGCGCGAGGGCGAACGGCTGGCGGTGGTTCGGCCGCGTGACCCGCAACAGCGACCGGACGCGCCGGATCACCAACGAGATCCGCTCGAACGCGCAGGTGTACCTCGAGTTCCCGATGGAGGGCTGGTGATGGACTTCAAGATCGACCACAGGGGCAACCCGCGGCTTCACAGGCTGTACGTACGCTACGCCATCGAGCATTTGAAGCCGATGATGGAGTGCGTCGACGACCTGGAAGGCCAGAGCCGGGTCAACGCTCTCGTCACTGCGGGTCTGCTCCGGCAGCGCATGCGGGAGCTCGTCCTCGAGGACAGCGCGTACTTCGAGGCCGGCGCTCTCCTGTTCGCGGGGGCAGACACTACCTCCTACTTCGTTGATGAGAAAGGAAAACCGAGTGGTTAAGATCTTCCTGGACTGCGACGGCGTGCTCGCGGACTTCGACAGGGCCGGCGAGATGACCTTCGGCCGCCCTCCCCGCGAGGCGGAGCGCGTCCTGGGCACTTCGGTGTTCTGGACGACCCTCCAGAACGAGGGCGGCTTCTACCGGCGCATGCCGCTCATGCCGGACGCGATGGAGCTGTACGAGGGCGTGCGGCACCTGTCGCCGACCATCCTCACCGGCTGTCCCCGAGGCGACTGGGCGGAGGCGCAGAAGGTGGGCTGGGCGGAGGAGCACTTCCCCGGCGTGCCCATCATCACCTGCCGCAGCGCGGACAAGCGCGACAGCATCGAGTCTCCGGGCGACGTGCTGATCGACGACTGGCCGCAGTACCGGCACCGCTGGATCGAGCACGGCGGCGTGTTCATCAGCCACTACGACGCGGCCAGCTCGCTGTCGGCCCTCTGGGCGCACTACCCCGAACTCAAGCGAGGAGAATGAAGTGGACAAGGAACTGAAGGCCAAATGGCTAGAGGCGCTGCGCTCGGGCGACTTCCCGAAGACCAAGGGAAGGCTCAAGTCGGCCCGTGCGCGCGGCACCGGCGTAGCGGGTTTCTGCTGCTTGGGCGTGCTCTGTGAGGTCATCGAGCCAGGCAGCTGCGACCGGTGGGCGCGGAACGAGGCTGGC